AGTTATAAGCTACGTTTTTAGCTGAATTTACCGTCAATGTCTGAACGCGTTGTTCAGTATCTTGGAATGTAGCAACTAAGGTATCGTTAACCGTAAAACGTGGTGGTAAATCGAATCCAACTGTATCGCCTAAGTTCTTAGCGGTATCTTCGGCAAAGTTTTTAAATTTAGTATTAGCAGCGCTCACCACTGGCATTTGATTTTGCAAAGCGTTAAGGTTTGAGTCGTTGTAGGTTTGAACCTGTTGTAGAATGTCAGCCATTGGAAGTTCTCCGTGTAAAATAGATTATTTTTTACCGACAATGACTGTATTGCTTAACTACACGCGGAACATGTTTTTGTAATCGCGCACACCTAGCTTGCCATCATCAGTGCCTACACGAGAGGGTCTAATGGGATTAACTGGGTCAGGAACGACAGATGCACTCGCACCCGCTTTATTCGCATTAATCTGCCCAGAAATTTCTCGAATCGCCATAGTGGCTAAATGCGGTGATTGCTGGCACAACGCTAAAATATTACCGATTCTATTTGGCGACTTTGCTAAGTGATATAAAACATCACCCGCATTATCTACAGTATTGGCTAAATCCAATATCTGTGGAGTATCAGTAAACATTTTTACATTTGATAATACATTTCTATAATCAGAATAACGCCCCGATGCTTCTGTCATCTTAGATTGCAATTGCTGTGCAACAGATTGTGCTTTTTGATTTGCTTGACGCTCATTGTTAGAACGCTCTGCAATATCTAAAAGTTTAGCAATCTCATTTTGAACAAGCCCAGCCATATCATTTGGTTGCTGGTACTGCTCTTGCGACACGTTTGCAGGCGGTGCATCACTATATTGCTGATACTCCGACTGAGCTACTGGTGCCTGCTGCCCGTCATATTGCTTTTGAGCATCACGCTGACCTTTAGCGTAATACTTCTTTTTAATAGCTGCCGCTATACCGTTAAAATCATCTTGGGGTATCCCTTGATGATGGCTGCTATTATCTTCCGATGTTGAAACTTCATTTACGGATGGCGTGCTTTCACTTTCCTGTGTTGGCGCACTATCTATTGTCAATCCTGAAGCAGAATTATTATCAGCCTGCCCTATCGCTGCACTATGCTCATCGAACATTAGTACCTCTCTTGTCGACTATTAACCCCGTCACGGTACCCTGCATACGTCGCAGTCCGACTTGTTCACCTGACAAGCTCAGTGGCCTAGCTCTATAAAGTTCTAGGGCTAGTATCATCATGAGATGCGTGACATTTTGGCGAGTCAACAGTGGCGTGGAGGAGAAAATAAAAAGCCCCAATTAAGGGGCAAGAGGTTAAAAGTTACAGTTGAACGCCTGCATTGGAACTGGCAACACTATCTTTATGTAGCTCATGGTTTTTGTTAACCATAAACTTCCACTGGTCAATAGCAATTTCTAGCCTATCAATTTCAGTGCGAGCATTTTCAGTGTCTTGTGCGCTTTGGGCGGTCTGTAATTTAGCAACGGCCACCCTATAATCAAGCATCAACTGCAACTGTTTCAATTGTTGGTCGCCGCTAACTTTCTGCTGCTCTATCTGTAACGAGCTTTGTTTGTACTCATTTTCAGACTGGGCTTTCTGTCCTTCAATCTGCACTTTCTGGCCTTCGAGTTGAAGCGCTATTGTTGTTGGGTCAGGTTGATTGCCTTGACTTTGCTGCTGAGCTTGCTGCTGCTTTAAGAATTCAGCCGACACTTCTCTTAATTCTTCAATGCCTTTGATATCCAGATTTTCTAATACAATAGGCAATCCAGGGCCATTTAGTATACTTTGAAGCGTACTTAACTGTTGAGATAAACCAAGCAATGTAGTGACTGACTCTTGTTTTTGAATCTCAAAATTAACCCCTTCTTCAACATATACATTTAGCTCATTAGGCGCGTAACGCAGCATGACACTGTTTTGATTGTTGGGGTCATTAATTTTTTGAAATGTGCGACTACCATCAGGTGCTCTAAGAGGAACCGTGCGTGGCGTGGTGTAATATATCGGGATAATATCAATAATAGCCCGTGACGCTTGGTTCATGGCAGATATGTAATTCATCATGTACGGCTTCGCAGCAGCATTAGAGTTTGTTGTGGATTTAATAATCGCTACACCAGAGCTATTATTTTCCCCCGCTCCCGTCGCGGGGTTGTACGCACCTAATGCAGATTGGATTGCTTGGATTGATCCGTTAAAAAACTGGAATAGCTCAGGCGGTATTGGCGCTCTCGGAAATACTTGCGGTGATGGGATTGGCATATTAGTAAGTGGATCGATATCGCGGTATGGCAACGCGGCACTTGTGCGCTGCGGATTTTCCCACAACTCTCTGTCAGCCGGACTGGTGGGCAGCGATCGCTCTGGCGCAATGATAGTTGTCTTGCGCATGTTTTGAATTTCATCCAGAAGACTATTACCAGAAAGGTTACGAGCACGCTGAGCATCCATTGCATTATAGACATAACCACGCGTCATTTGTTTTTGTTCAATAGTTTCACTGTTGCCATCAACAAATATCCTTGGCAACTGCGTGAACGCAGTTTTTTCATACTCCAAAACTTTATCACCCATGAATCGGTATCGATAAATATCAAACGCCTCACGCTTCATAACCTTGTACTGGCCTTCTTCCGGCGGAATTACCAAGCCTGAAATATATTGCTCAAATTGCTTTTCGGTTAAATACTGCTGATAGGTTTCTGTTGGGTCTTGTTGTGATGGGGTTGTTACGCAATAAAACGTAACGGTGCGTTTTTTCTTTTCAAAAAAATCACACACAAACAAAATTTCTTTTTGCTTCGCACTTGTGTATGACCAATTAAACACGCCATTATCTTTTACAAAGCTCAACTCTGAATAATCAACATTTGGATATTGTGCTTTAAAATCTTTTGTATACAAAGGAAACAATTCATAGCAATAATTCCCATCGCCTTTGTGTGGCTTTCGCGCATAGGGGTCGAACCCGCACAGCGTCGGGTCAAATGTCGTACCAAGAAATACATCTTGCTCTATGCTGTGATCGTCCACATAGTCTGTGTACACTTTCATCACAGAAAATCCACCCACTAAGATATCTTTGTAAATTTGATTATCAACGTCTTGGCTCTGAGAATGGTACAGAATTGACCTGACAATGGCGGTTACTGTTTTTATCATGGGAGCATCATCGTTGTTTTCGTCTCTGCTTTGCACGCCAATTTGGGGCTCAACAATTGCAAACTCACCACGCAGCCGTGACACATACCCTTCCAGCACATTAAATTGCAGTGTAGGCATGCCTAACGCCACTAGCTTAGCCTTGTCGCTGTCGCTCAACGTGTTTTTAAATACAAACTTTTTTGACCTATGAAACCGTTCATTGTTTTCAGAGAAATACTCTTGCCAATTTTCCACGCATTCTTTTAAGCGTGGCAATTGGTCTTGAATCCTTTTGCCGGGTAATGCCATTATTCAAATCCTCCAAAATTAATGGGTTTCTTGTGTCGATAAACACTTTGATAGGTTACTTGCTCACTGGGTGCTACAAAACCTAAGATAGTTTTATCGATAAACGCTAGGCTAATTGCGTCGGCCATTGTGTCTGCGATGTCGTCATGTCTATGCGTATTATTCGCCGTAATTTTTTCCATGTGGTCTAGTACTAACTTTTCATGTCTAGCGCCACGAGTAATGGATACTTGGTGCGCCGCAACAAACGGCTGAGCCTGTAAGAACCGCGCAGTCTTGCTTGTGCCGTCACGCTCAATAGCTATGATTGCTAACGCTCGCATTGATTGCAATACTGAAAACATCGTGGTTCCGGTTGATTTTTTCTCGATGTACGCCTGTTTTGGCTTGACTGGGAAGCGTGAGCACTCAGCAAAGAACGCTAAAAACTCGCTTTGTAAATCCTTGGGCTGAACCCGCATCTCGTTACAATCGATGCAATGCAGGCCATATAAATCACTGTCAATGCCATGCTGGGTTATCTTGTACAAACCCCAGAAGCTAAACACAGTTGCGTCGTTATAGGTTTTATCCGTTTCTGCGGTGTCGCAGGTAATAAACGTTATCAGCATTGATGGGATAATATCCAATAGCACAAACCATTCACGCTGATACACGCTACCGCCAGGTTTTTGAGGATTTTGTTGGTACTGCGATGCAAACTCATATGGCATTTTTTTTGCCATCATCTGTAATTCTTCTGTTGTGTGCAGCGTTGGCATTAGCGCGTGGTTTAGATGATCGAGCGCCTGCAGAATCAACCACTGCCAATTTCTGCCATCAAAATCTAATTGTAGGTTACCAGCCAGGTCATCCTCGTGAACTCGTTGGCCAATGAATATGATGGGGGTATTGCGATTATTAAGGCGACTGAGCAGTGTGTTTTTGTACCAGTCATTGCGCGAATCCCTGATTGTATCTGAGAGCGCATCCTGTGGTTTGATAATGTCGTCAATAATTATCGCACCCCCGAAGTCTTTTAAATTTGCGATACCTGCGCCACGGCCTGTAATCGAACCACCCGCACCAACGGCGTACACGCTACCGCCAGCAGTCGTTGCAAAGTTATCCTTGGCTTGCGTATCGTCAGCAAGGTCTACACCAAACAATCGGCGATACTCGGGCATAGACACAATTTCTCTTACTGTTGCCGTTTGTTTTGTGGCCAATGTGTGTGAATATGAAACATAAATAAAGTTACATGCTGCATTACGCGCTAAGCACCACGCGACAAAATGAATTAATAGCTCAGTCTTTCCGTAGCGTGGCGGGATGTTAATGCCCAGATTAGGAATTTCCCCGCGATGACACTGGGTGAGCGCTTTAGATACGGTGACGTAGTGAGATTCACGCGACGTAGGCTGTGATAATTCAAACTTCCGCCCCGTGCGTATCTTGTAAAAATAGCGTGTAAAATCCAGAAACGAGCCTAGCAGTTTATATTTTAGTTCATCTTGTGGGGCTAGTTTTGGCGCTAACATTATCAAAACTCTTTTTCAAATCTATCGAGAATATCTCTGTCAACAGAGTGGTTTACGCTTGCACTAATAATTTGCTCTTGTTTATCCGCCCAGCCAAAACGGTTCTTCATGTTCATGTACCAACCGGTGTAGCTGAACTCTTTATCCTTGAGTGACAATCGACCTGCGCGCTCCCACCATGCTTGAGAACAAAGCTCGCCTTTTTTTACGGCGACGGAAACTGCGTCAATAAAATATACACCGTTAGGTTTTTTCCATTCATTCAGTGTGTCTTTATCGATACCAAGGTGCGCACAAACTTCTGTTTTGCTCGCGCCCTCAGACATCATGGTGACAATCATATCTGGCATCCCATCCTTAAATTTGCAGTTAGGGTGCAGCTGCTTGCCTGCCTCTACGTTTGACATAGCTTTAACACCTCATTCTTATCGTATAAATTCACCATCATGCGACGTGGCTGACCACACCATGTTACGGAGCTATTTTTTCTACCAACAACTTTTAATTGCCCACGATGTTGCTTTTGCCTAATTGCGTCAGGCGTACAGCTTAATAAAATACCGGCATCTTTAGCGGTTATGTATTGCATCATAGGTACACTCCCTGTAAGCGTTTAAAATATCTTCGGCTATCCAATTTTTTAATGCGCCTTTGCGGTAAACGCCCACCAAGTAACGTGGGTCTAGGCAGTCATACTTATGTTTAGATTGGGCAATTGTGTTTCTAATCGTGAATTGGTCGCCGTCATAGTAGACGATAATTTTTTTATACTTACTATTCACTTCCAGTCGATATCGGATTGCATCGACTACATCCTGTAAGGTTGATTCGCCTGCGGGGCTGTCTCTCTTATCGCCCACTAGAATCGTTTTAATTCTAAGCATATCTT